GCAATGCGTGGCGATCGTGTAGTAGCTGAGGGCCGCGGTGCTGCAGTCCTGGGCGATAAAGGCCGCGACGTAAACGCCACTATTAAGATCGCAGAAAAGCGGGCCCGTATGGACGCGTGCCTTGCCCTGGGCTTTAGCGAATACTTTAGCCAGGACCTGGACGACCCAGACTATGCAGGCCAGCGCCAGCAGGCTAACGAGCGTGCAGCTGCTGAGGCTGCAGCAAAACACCCAGAGGAAATGCCACCAGAGCCACAGCCAGGCGATCGCTTGCCTGAGCGCGACGACAGCGCCCCTATGAGCACCGACGAAAAAACGGAGCTATTTAAGGCACTGCTAAAAGCTGGCTTTGATAAGGGCGACCAGCTCGAGGTCCTAGCGGCCAATGGTATTACCGAGCCCGCGAAAATGACCAGCGGCCAGGCCCGCGGTATGATCGAAAAACTAAACAATAACGCCTTTACCAAGCCTGTGGAAAAGTCCGCAGATGTAGTAATAGACGACATTAGCGACGAGCCCGTAAATTTTGACGACGTGCCAGAATTAGGCGGCACCGCTGCGCCTGCAGCAGAGCCTGCAAAAGTGCAGCCCGTAGAGGTCCCGCTGGACGTAGACGACGACCTAAAAACCTGGATAGGCGAGGAGATCGCTACGCTAAACCTAAATGCCCGCGGCATGATGTGGTACAAGCGCCAAGTTACTAGCAAGCCTTTTGGCGACCCGCAAAAGTGGACTGATAACGAATGGCGCAAGGCATACGACGTGCTGCAGGCTATCCTGGACTGTAAAATAGATGTGGACGAGAGCTATTTTAAAAGCGACGACGAGCTTAAGGCTGAGGCCAGCAAAACCGACGTGGATAAAGTAGCGGCTATGTTCCCAGGCGCTGAGGTGCTGCCTGTGGAAAACTCTAGCCCTCGAGCAGTCCCAGCGAATGGTGGGGACGACGATATAATAACGAATGAACCACCAGCCGACGCTACGGGCCCCGTCCAGCAAACTATAGACGATCGCCCACACACCGAGGGCGACCCACGCGACATTTAGGAGGTAATAGAGCGTATGGCAGAATTAACCAGAGGCGAAAAAGCCAAACAGACCCGAATAGCTAAAATTGGCCTGGAGGCCTACAAGGCCGAGCAGGCGGCCAAGGGTAAAAAAGGTGGCGCGAAAAGCGTAGGCCAGTTTAAGAAAAACCCCGAGCTGGCCGCCAAGGCTGGCAAAAAAAGCAAGCGCCTACCTAAGGCAGTGCTTAAAACCGACGGCGGCCAACATTTTGAGGACCAGCCAGACCTGAAAATAACACCACACGCCAAGGAGGCCGAGCTATGAGGCTAAAAGCAATATGGGCCATTTTAACCAGCCGTAGCTTTGTCGTCGTATCTGACGGCGGCATACTAGGTAAATATAAGACCCTGAGCGTGCCCGCTATGCTTAAAATGCTTGAGCGCACCCAGGACCAGCTTAAATATAAGGCAGAGATAGAACAGGAGGAATATGAGCGCCAAAAGTAAAAACACCCAGAAAACTGTAGTGTTGCCAGGTGGCAAAAAGCAGCGATTTAACAGCCCAGAGCAAGCCGCTCGAGTTAAATACCTTATTGGCTATATGGACCAGACTGCTGCGCTACACCCAGGCATTAGCCTGCAGGAAATGAGCGAGCTACTGGCCGCAGATTTTAAGGTGGCTATTAGTGCCGTGCTTAAGATCGAGCAGGGAATGGCCGACCGACTACGTGAGGCCGAGGGCCGCCCTAAGGTAAGCAAAAGCGTTAAACCTGGAGGGCCTAAAAATGGCACGACCAAGTAACGTATTTTTTAAAGGCTTATACCAGCTGTGGCTAGTCCCAGACGACGACAGCGACGCGGACCTGCAAATTTTAGGAGCCTACGACGACCTAGCCCAGGCTATGGCCGCCAAGGCTGCTGCAGAGAGCGGCATTAGCGACGATAGCATAGTAGAGATCACTAAGCGGGTAGACGTGTTTACGCACTACGAGGACATTAGCGCCAGCGTAAACGGTACAGCCCAGGTAAGGCAGCAATAGTATGAGCGACGGCACGAACCCCTACGCAGACCCCAAGGCTAAAATTTACGGGCCCGAGGTCCTAGCAGAATTTACCCAGGACGATGTGCGGGCGATCGTAGCCGTGCACGGCGAGGGTATGCTGGAATACTACGACGAGCATAAAAATACCGACTGGACCGACCAGGACACCCTACGCCTGCTAAATACTCGCCTGGGCCGCCAGGTACTAAACAAAATACGCCTGCGCAATAACGTGCAGAAATTTAAAGGATATTTTAGGAGATAGCGCCCTGTGGATAAAATTAACGATAAGCTGCTAAAGGTTATTGCCCTAGCCAAGCAAGGTGTAGGCGGCGAAAAAACGGCCGCTATAGCAACTGTAAAACGTATATGCCAAACCCACGGCCTAGATTATGACGAGGTTATGGGTGCCGCAGATCATGCCCAAGTGCGCGAATACGTGCTAGATATTAAATGGCGCAATAAGCTCGAGGAGGATATGCTGGCCCAGGTATGTTTAAAATTTGCCTGTACGCCAGAGCACCCAGACCTGTTTTATAACACCTACCGTAAAGTGTATATTTATAACACTACTGCAGCTAAACACCTCGAAACGATTAACGCCGCCAGCGTTTACCTGCACCAATTCCGTAAAGAGCGCAAAAAACTCGAGCAGGCTATACTCGGTGCATTTTGCCAAAAGCATAGACTGTACCCTACAGAGGCCACCTACAATGCTCGCCACCCAGAGGACGCTAAGCGAATTGGCGACGGCAAGCTGGACGTAGACGCAGAATTTAAAAAGATCGAGGAGGCACGCCGCCGTATGGCCCTGGCCGAGGGCATGGACGACGTAAGCCTGCACAAAAGCATTGGAGCTGGAAAATGACCAAGCCAGCAAAAACTAGCGACGATAAGCTAATTATGGCGGTCCGCAAGGCACTGCAGCAGATAGAGCCAAGGCCAGAGCCTACCGAAACTATGCAAAACGCCTATGGCCATACTGGCTGGAAATGCCCTATTTGCAGCGAATATGTGAGGCGTAAAGATCGCTACGTGCTAGAGGGTCCAGCACGACACAAGCGCCGCGTGCTGCGCGTAGACTACGGCAGCTATAATATGCACTTTGGAGCGGTCCACGCTACGCCATTTTGGCGCGAGCAAAATATCATAAAAACAGTAAAGAGGTATTTGTAATGCGTATAGGATTTGATTACTGGCAAGTTATTAGCCATTACCCAGATAGCATAGGCCATATCATGCTCGCGCTGCTGCGTATGGGCGACGAGCTGCACGTTATATCTGCAGTAGGAAAAGGCAGGGCTGGCACCGTAAAAAAAGAGGTGGACGCTGCGCTAGATGATCGCTTTGCTGGCACCGAGTATACGGTCCACGAGGTAGTATTTGACAACCCAAGCCAGAGCCCAGAGCTTAAGCTGGCAAAATGCCAGGAGCTCGGTATTACGGTATTTTTTGACGACCGCGACGACGTATGCAGGCTGCTAAATAAGCACGGCATACTCGCAATGCGTGTAACTCGTAAAGACAATAGCACCTATGACCTGGAGGCTGAGCGTAAATAATGGCCCTCGACGATTACCACGCTGGCCCTAAGCGCCGCAAAAACCTAACCAGGATAGACGAGGACACCGTGCACACGCAGGCGGTCCAGTATTTAAGCCTACGCTATCGTGATTACCCTATTAGGACTGATTACGCAGCAGGGCTAGGCCTAAATAAGGTACAGGCACGTAAGCACGCACGCCTGCAGGGGAATACCCGCGCCTGGCCAGACCTACAAGTAGCTAAGCCAAGCAAACACTACCACGGCCTATTTATTGAGCTAAAGGCCCCAGATGTAGAGCTATTTATGCGCCGCGACGGCACCACACAGCGACAGGGCGACCATAAAATACGATTAAAGGGCGACTGGGCTAATGTGCACTATGAGGAGCAAGCCGAAACCATAGCCAAATTGCGTGCCCTAGGCTACTGGGCCGATTTTGCCGTAGGCTTTGACGAATTCCAGGCGATCGTAGACAGCTATATGCTAGACCAGGTAATGCAGCCACGCTACGAGCTCGGTATGGACTTTACGGACCGCGACCCAGCTACAATTCCTAATATGACACCGTTTTAAAAGTGGTATAATAGACGCATGGCAGCTAAAGAACCAAAAACAGAGGCTAAGCTAACCGTCGTACAAGGCGTTGCTTATCAGACCGTAGACGGCGCTATTACGCGTAACTACGTGGTACTGGGTGAGCAGCGTATCTATGTATTTGGCGCCAACCCTGGCGACGAATTGACGAAAAGCGAGGCCCGCCGAATGAGCCACGCGCCTAAGCCTGTGGAAAACTCTAGCGAGGAGTAGATCGTGCTAATACTGGCACTATCCGCTACTGGCATAAACCCCGCCCTGGCTAGGGATAATTTACTCGTGCACAATATGCTTACTGCGGCCATGAGCCGCTGTAATGCTAAGATCACTAAATACAGCCACTACACCCGCGAGCGCAGCGGGCTTTTTGAGGTATTTGCGGACGACGAAACCGTAATGCTTACCTACCGTGCCGAGCGCAGCGGCGATATTTACGTAATGGTAACGGACTACGACGGCGGGGACCCTAAGCCTGCACTAGAGGTAATTGTGGATAACTTACGCCCTAAGCAGCACGAGTATAAGATTTTGCTAAAAAAGGGTATTGACTGAAATAACACAAGCGAGTTATATTAGAGATACAAACAAGTAACGATCATAGAAAGGCTATAAACCTATGAACGCAAAAATTCGCCCAGGCAAAACACTAAGCACTAAAGAGCTCGCAGTAGTAGCGAACTTTACTAATGGCTTTGCCGAAAACGTCCTAGAGCTATCGGACGGCACCCTTATTAGAATTAGCTATAGCGGCGATCGTGTAGAGATTATCGAGCGCGAACTGCTTACCGACCCTAGCGTGCAAATTCCGCAGATCGTAAACGCTACGCCTGCAGAGGACTAAGCAGCGGGTCCTGGGTATGACCCTATAAACTGCCTAGCCTAGTGATATGCAGCCCAAGCGGCCCACTGGACCGCCAGGAGTGCACAGCACTACGAACCAAATAAATAAGAGAGGGTAAAAGCGCCATGGTACAAACTACCAAAACACAAAAACACCAATTTAAAACAATGTTTAGCGAGCTATTTGCTAACTACGATAAAGGCACGAGCCAGTACGGCCGTAAATTTGTGGTAGCTGTATGCTGGGTAGGATATTACACCGCCGCCTTTTTGGCCGTGCTGCTATTCGTCCCTGGCCTACTATTTAAGGCTGCTAAAACTGCGTACCGAGTAACTAAGGAGGGGAGGGCTTAGGCCACGATGAAACAGTGCTTATTTTGCTACGAAAAATTAAACGATCGCCAGGCAGCTATACGCCACCTGGAGGCAGCACACCAATTAGTAAAGGCTGCAGTGCCGCAGGACGGCAACCCAGGCGACTTTTACCAGCCAGAGGGCTGTAGTAACTGGCAACCTGGCGACAAGCGCTGCAGGTGCTGCAAGGGCTCGCTACGCATGAACTGGCATAGCCTAAGCCCCGCCCTCGTGGACCTATTAGCAATAGCTGGGCGACGAGTTAAGGAGCAGGGCGGCCTAAATGAGATACACAAGCGGGACCTCGAGCTAAACACTAGCCAATATGGCAATTTTCAAAAGCTGCGCTATTTTGGCCTGATTACCCACGTAGACGACGAGGGCACCGCCTGGCTTATTACTAGGCAGGGCTGGAGCTTTTTACGGGGCGACTGGCAGGCTGCTAGCCGCGTGCAGACGTACCAAAACCGCATAATGCAGCGGGACCCTAAACGGGTAACGGTCCACGACGTAATGCGCAAACGCGACCAGGTAGAATACTGGCCAAGCGCCCGCGACTTTGATTTTGAGCTCGCTAGTCCGCAGCTGGGGCTTGCCCTGTGAACGCGCTAGGGTGGGCTGCGCAGCGCCTGATACCAGAGCTGGAGTATTACGGCATAAAGGTATATATGACCGAGTGGCGTATTACCTGGGGCCACGTAACAATAAAACTAATGCCGCACACGCCACGTATTATTTGCTGGCTAGTGCTTAAACGCCTTATTTTTAGGGCAAAATGGACGGGAGTAAAATAAAGCTATGGAGTTTTTACTGGGGGTAATTGTAGGCGCTGCGGCAATGTTCTGGCTGTTTTTTTGGCTAGGCACCTCGCCACGCTTTAGGAAATACGACGGCACCGCGCCCGCAGATCGTAACTACTACCACCCGCACCCGCCATGCACTGACGGCCATAAATGGTGCTAGGACCACGCCAAGCTGCAGCAATTCCACTGTACTGCCTGCGGCTACGTAATGCAGCCAGGGGAGTAACTGTAGTGGGCGGCACCTGGGAAACAGCCTGCAGGGGTAAGGATAAGCACCGCACTAAAGCCGACGCGGACCACCAGGCCGTAAAGCGCCACGGTAAAACTAAAACAGGCAAGCGCCTAAATAGTTACCGCTGCGACTTTTGCAAGTGGTGGCACGTAGGTAACAGTAGCCACGCTAGACGTACCCCATATAAACGCCACAGGCTGCGCATTAAATGATAAAATGAGCTTATGGCTAACTCTAAAAACTCTAAGGCAAAAAAAGAGCCTGCAAAAGCGCCAATAACTAGCGCCCTGGTACCCGTCCGTAAACACAATACAGACGGGGAGCCAGAGGGCCGACCTAACGCAATTACAGAGGAGGTGCTTACCTTGCTGCGCGAGGCGTTTTTATTAGGCTGCGACGATACCGAGGCCTGCGCACTGGCTGGAATTAGTACGGCTACGCTGTATAACCACCAAAAAGCAAGGCCAGAGTTTTTAGAGTGGAAAACCGCCCTAAAGCAAAACCCGTTTTTATTGGCCCGCAAAACGATCGTAGAGAACCTGCGGCGCGACCCTGAATTTGCACTAAAATACATGGAGCGTAAAAAGTTTAAGGAATTCGGACCCAAGGCCCACCTGTACGTGGACCCTATAGACAAGGACGGCCTGGACGACGAGGAAAAGGACGTAATTAGTGCGGCTATGGCTGAGCACTTTAAGCACGGGGTAAAACGCGCCAAAAGCCCGCAGCAGGCTACGGTGGTGGACATGGAGGCCTAGCCCGTGGCGGTCCCTAAGATATTCCAGGACATTGTAGACACCTACGGGGAGGCCGACGCTAAAAAGTACCTGCGCCGCTATTTTGCTAAACCAGAGAACGTGCCCGCTTTTGCTATGCTATTCCACGAGCACGTCCCTACCTACCCGCCAGACTTCCACCTCGAAATACTGGAGCTGTACACGACGACCCGCGGCCACGTAGGCGGTGCCGCACCTCGTGGCTTTGCTAAGAGCACCACCACCTCTGTAGTTTATTTAGCCTGGCGCACCCTGAACGCTACCAGCCGCTTTAGCCTACTTATTGGCGATACCTGGAGCCAGGCGGTCCTGCACCTCGCCAGCCTAAAGGACGAGCTCGAGGAAAATACCGTAATTAAATGGCTGTACGGCGACGTTATGGGGTCCCAGTGGTCCGAGGACGAAATTATAGTAATGGGGACCGACGACAAGGGCCGCGTAAAAGAGTGCAAAATTATGGCCCTGGGTGCAGGCCAAAAGGTACGTGGCTTAAAGTTTAAAAACTTCCGAGTGCAGCTAATGATATGCGACGACCTGGAGAATGACGAGGCCGTGCAGAGCAAGGAGCGCCGCGAAAAGCTGCGCCGCTGGCTAGTACGTGCTGCCCTGCCAGCGATCGACCGACAAGTGGGCCGCTGTATTCTGATCGGTACTATGCTGCATAAGCGCAGCCTGCTTAGCGCGATCGTATCAAAAGAAAAGGAATTTAGTAGCTGGACCACGTTTTTATATAGCGGTATTAAAGAGAACGGCCAGAGCCTATGGCCTGAGCTTTACCCAGTGGAGGAGATACTAGCCTGGAGGGACGACCCTAATAACCCTAACTATATTGGCGCGGTAGCATTTGCCCAGGAAATACAAAACAAACCACTAGCCGAGGGCCAGCAGATCATACAGACCGAGTGGCTGGAAAAGGACTACAACCTGGGGGCGCACCTTATGGCCTGGCAGCAGCGTACACAGCTCGCGGACCACCTCGTGCTCGATAACTGGCTAAGCCACCACTTTAGCGTTATTAGCGGCAGCGTAGACCCCGCCATTAGCGAAAAGCAGACGGCCGACTGGTGGACCATGGCGACAGTGGGCGTAACGAAACAGTGCCCTATTTGCCCAGGCGGTCCAGCAGGCCACGTGGTCCAGCTTGATATGCTGCGAATGAGAGAGGCCGACCCTATGAAACAGGTTAGCGAGATTATCGAAAATTACCTGGAATGGCAGCACGGCAAGCTACGTATAGAGGCGATCGCCTACCAGAGCGGCCTACTGCGCCTAGTGAAAAACACGGCCGCCGCCCAGGGACTTTACCCACCTATAAAACCGTACCGCCCAGCCCAGAGCAAAAGGGCCCGCGCTATCGTGCACGCTGCGCTGTTTAGTGGTGGCATGGTCCACCTGCGAAAAGACCACCCACTATACCAGGCTTTTTACGACGAGCTCGTGGAATTCCCGCAAGGCGATCACGACGATATGTTCGATAGCTACATGAGCGCAGCCGACGCAGCAATGCGCCGCCGCCCTCGTGGCTATACCCAAAAACCCGCAGGAATGTAGTAGCATAATTTTATAAGCATTAGTGCTACAATTATGGTATGGACGATAAGGCTATAGTATTCCCTTACAAAAACGCACAGGCCCGAATAAACGCCTACAGCAAATACGACAAATTATTTGACGGTAAGCACTTCGAGGCTTTTAGTATTGAGATAAATAGCCTGCAATACACACAAAACTACGCCAAATTAAAATACGTAGCGGTAAACTTTGCGGGCCTAATTAGTAAAGTTAGCGCTGATATGCTGGCTGGCGAGCCTATTAAACTTAGCGGCAGCACTAAGGAAATGAGCGACTGGCTAAACGCCCTAGCCTTTGAGAACGGGCTACACACCCAGCTATACGAGAGCGCCCTAAAAAACAGTGCCCGAGGCGACGCTATTTTTAAGGTCCGCAGCGGTCCGAAAAACCCAGGCGACAGCGTAAGCACCGTATTTATAGAGGACATTACCCCAGCTATTTACTTCCCTATGATAAACAGCGGGAACTGGCGAGCCGAGCCGAAATATAAAGAGCTCGCTTTTTTGGTAACGATAAATAAAGACGAGTATATCCGTATCGAACGGCATTACCCTGGCAAGATCGAAAATGAGCTGTGGGAGTACCGCGACAAAAGCCTATACCGCAAGGCCCCACTTAGCCTATACAACCCAGAGCTAAAAGACGTAGAGGAAACGGGCATAGACCGCAGCCTAATTATCCACGTGCCTAACTGGCGTGCTGGCGATTACTTCGGTGTATCTGACTACCACGACATCGAGGCCCTAATGTACGCGGTAAATAACCGCATGACTAAAAACGAAAATATCCTGGACAAGCACAGCGACCCAATACTCGCGCTGCCTGAGGGCGTGCTGGACGAGCAGGGCAATATCCGAAAAGATAAGCTGCAGCTGTTTACTATTCCCGACAATGAAATGGGCAGCAAGCCTGCTAAACCTGAGTACATTACCTGGGACGCTAGCCTAGATAACAGCTTTAAGCAGATCGACAAGCTAATAGAATTCCTATACATGACCAGCGAAACCAGCCCCGCCGTATTCGGTATGGACAAACAGGGCGCTGCTGAGAGTGGCCGCGCACTTAAATTACGACTTATGCGCACGATCGCTAAAATTAACCGTAAAAAACTCTACTACGACCAGGGCCTAAAAGAGGCACTATATACTGCGCAGCTGCTGGCTAAAGCCCACGGCTACGAGGTTATGGGTAAAAAGCTGCCTAGCGAGCCAGAGGTCCCTAATATCACATGGGCAGACGGCTTACCTATTGACGACGCAGAGCAGATCGAAAACGTAGGCAAGCGCCTAGACCAGGGCACCGAGAGTAAAACCGACGCTATTATGCGACTGGACAACCTGGACCGCGAGGACGCAGCCAAAAAAGCCAAGCGAATTACCGAGGAGAACGGTGTAGCGGTCCCTACTAGCACGGTCCCGAACATTGGCGGCACTAGCGGCGGGGCTTAGCCATGCCGAATATACCGCAGCGCGAACCCTTTAGAGAGAGCGACCTAAGGCGACTAGAGAGCATTTACAAAAGTGCAGGCCGTAAGATTATGGCCACCTTTGACGAGCAGACCGACTTTGAACAGTTTAGACGTGCTGGCATTATGCGCCAGATCGAGCAAATACTAGGCGAGGCAGGCGTGGAAACAGGGCAATGGCTCGACGACGTGCTGCCTGCTACCTACCAGCGTGGCACTGGCGACGTTATTAAGCAGCTAGGCACCATAAACGCCCCTATGCGCGAGGCTACGGCATTTAACGTAATAGACCAGCGAGCGGTGGCGGTCCTGGTAAGTGAAACCCAGGAGGCTTTTGCTACTGCGCTTACGACAGTGGGCCGCACAGCAGGCCAGCTACTGAGCCAGGCCGTAAAGGACCAAATTACGCTAGAGATCGCAGAGGGTGCCCTAACGGGTGCAGGCCGCCGTGCCATATCGGACCGAGTAAAGGCCTCGCTTAAAGCTGGGGGTGTTACTGGCCTTGTGGATAAACGGGGTGCTAAATGGGAGCTGGACCGCTACGCAGCCATGCTAGCCCGCACTAAGCTAATGGAGGCCCGTAATACTGGAGTGGCCAATAAAATGCTGCAGAACGGCTACGACCTGGTGGAGATTACGGGCGGTAACTCTACCCACAGCGCCTGCGCCAAATGGGAATATAAAATAGTTAGCCTTATGGGCAAAACTGAGGGCTACCCTACCCTGGCCGACGCTAAGGCCGACGGCATATTCCACCCTAACTGCCAACACCACTACAATATCGTCCACAGCAACCTGGCCGCTATGACCAAGGCATATAACCCAAATACTGGCCTGTACGAAAAACCAAGCTGGGGCGAACCTCGCGCAGGCATACCTAGCGCTGCGGGCGGCCGCCAAACTAAAAAGAAAATTGCCGAGGGTGTTACCCGCGTAAGCAATGCAGGCAGCCAGCAGCTGATCGTGCCGAATGGAAAAAAGCAGCAGGTATTTAAACTAAGCCCGCTGGAGGCCCGCGTGGTCCGCGAAAATAATATCGTGCCAACAGCCAAGCCGCCGCGCAGCCGCTGGGCACCTAACACACGTGGCGTATATTCTGAGCGACCTATTTACGACAGCAGCCGCCAAATTGTGGGCGTTACTCGCCAGCTACATATTAGGCCAGGACCTGCAGGCAAACGCGTGCAGCATACGGTATACCACGAAATAGGCCACGCGATCGACGCAATGAACGTACACACCGACGGCTACAATAGCGGCCAAAAACTAAACCGCCGTGCTGATATTTTCGCTGCTATCCAGGCCGACAAAACCGCCATAGTGGCCGAGCGATTAAAGCGGGACCTTGCCGCAGACCTGACACCCGACGAGCTTACGCTAGTGGCCCAGGGCCGCACGGTCCGCAAGCTAAATAAGGACGGCCGCACGAGCATATACAGCATGGGCAAATGGGGAACGTATGCACGCAGCGAGAGCGAGGTATTTGCTGACGCTTACGGTGCCTGGCGTATGGACCCTAAGGGCTTTAAAAAGATCGCGCCCAATTTAACTAAAGTATTTGAGGAGCTACTATAATGGCTGAAATAGACGCACACGCCATAGTAACGATCGTAGAGCCTGGCGACGACGAGCAGGCTAAGATCGAGCAGCAGCAGGCCGACCTGGACGAGGCCCTGGCTGAGGACGAACAGGCCGCCGAATAAATAAAGTGCACACGCTTGCAATGGTCCCGCCTGGCGTTTAAGGTAGGTAGGTGGCCAGCCCACACCGCGAGCAGCTGCGCAATTAAATGCAATAGCCTGCGGTCCGAAACTTCCCTGGACAAACGCTGCGAAATTGAGGCTAAAGAGGTCCCCCCTGGGGGGCTTTTTTAGTGTAAAAACCACTTCCCCGACCACTTCCCCGCCGTTTTAACCCCCCCGTACAAATTTACAACACTTAACAGGGGTGGAGAGGGGGCACCACGGTAGGGTAGGGGAGTGGTGGCTAAGGTGTTAGCGCAAAAAATAGCGCGATCATAGGCTCGATAGGGGAGTGCCCCATAGCGCCCACTAATAGTAACCACTATACTAATCACTAATGGACGACAGACAACCCTGCGGAGCGCACGGCTCGGACCAAAACGGCCGCGCCATTTTCGATCATACCTGCGACGATTGTATGCTGCCCGAGCCACACCTAGACCCACCCGAGCTGTAATAACATAAGCCCTATTGCGCCTGTGGATAACTTGTGCAAAAATACTAATAGCTTTAGCGTGTACGAACACGTAAAAAGACGATACTAAAGTAAAGGAGTTACTATGGACCCAGCCAACCAAAACGGAGCAGGTGCGGGCGCAGGCGACGGCAGCAATGCCAACGGCGCAGGCGACCAGAACATTAACAATAACGGCAACCAGAACCCAAACGGGAACGGAGCCAACGGCCAGGGATCGACCCCCCCTGCTAACGGAAACGGTAGCGGAAACGGCGCAGGCCAAGGCGACGGGGGCGTGCAGCTTACCGACGAGCAGCTAGCCGCAGCGTTTAACCACCCGCGTTTTAAGTCCCTAAATGAACGGGCTAAAAAAGCGGACGAGCTAGAACGCCAGCAGCAAGAGGCGCAGGAAAAAGCCGCCAAGGAGCAGGGCAAATTTGAGGAGCTTTATAAGTCCGCAAATGAACGAGCCGAAAAAGCCGAGGCTGCAGCTAAGCAGGTCCGTATCGAAAATGCGGTAACTGTAGAGGCAGCTAAGCTGGGCGTAATTGACCCAGCAGCAGCTATTAAACTTATGGACCAGAGCAGCATTAGTGTTAGCGACGACGGTACAATAAGTGGAGTAGCTGAGGCAGTTAAGGCCTTGCAACAGTCCAGCCCATACCTATTTAAAACGCCAGCGCAGGGCAGCGTAGGCGGGGGAGATACAAACCCAGCAGGCGGTGGCAACACAGCCAGCGAGTTTACCTACAGCCAGATACAGGACCTAGCTTTTTATAAAGCTAACCAGCCTGCGATCGACAAGGCCGTAGCTGAGGGCCGTATTGATATGAGCAAGTAATTGCTCGGTAGTATTCTCGCGCTTTAGTGGCGCAAAACCACACACAACTACCAACCCAATAAAATAAGAAAGTGATTTAAAATATCATGGACAACAGCGCATTACTAGCAACCACAATTGCTAACAAAACCATTGGCTACTTTGGCAAGTACATGAACCTTGCCGCAACAGTCGCACGCGACTGGGACTACGAGCCAGCAACCGAGGGCGAGGCCGTTAAGATCGGTAAACGCGGTGCCCTTACTGCCAACACTAAAACTGCTGGCGGCGACGTTACATTGCAGAGCCCTGCGGCTACTGGTGTAACAGTTACCCTTGACACACACAAGGAAGTAACAATCGACCTTACCGACGTTACTAAGGCTAAGCAGGCTAAAAAGCTCGACATTATGGACGGCTACGCTAAAGACGCAGCTGCTGTATTGCTCGAAACTGTAGAGGACGCACTTGCTGCCCTTTACGCAAGCCTTACCGCTACTGTAGTCGTATTCGACGCAACTAGCACAGCCACCAAAAAAGCTAGCCTTTTGAACCTACGCAAGAAATTCGTAGACGCAAAAATTCCTAAGGCTGAGCAGCGATACCTCTACCTCGGTAGCCAGAGTGCTACGGAGATCATGGAGGAAGATAGCTTTACTCGTGTAGACGCAGTAGGCCAAGCTGAAACGCTTGAAAGTGGCCAGATCGCCCGCCCACTCTTTGGCTTTAAGCCATTCGAGAGCCAGAGCGTTGTAACTACTGGTACTAGCCCTAGCGCCGTAGAGCACAACATTGCGTACACCAAGGACGCATTTGTAGTGGCTACTCGCCCACTGCCAGCACCTGCAGCAAACCTAGGTGTGATTAGCAACGTAGTCGTAGACCCTGAAACGGGTATTGCACTGCGAACCCTCTTAAGCTACAACAGCAACAAACTTGCTGAACAGCTTACGATCGACTTGCTATTCGGTGTTAAGATTTTGGACCAGCGCCGAGCTGTACCATTCAACCTTACATACTAGTAAGTGCACCACGGTCCAGGAGAGCCCCAGCAATGGGGCTTTTTTGGTGCTATAATTAAAACACAAACGTAATAAGTAAGAGGAGTAAATTATCATGGCCGAAAACGAACCGACCAACCAACACGGGGACCCAGTAGACGACAGCGTTATGCTGCTCGTAAACCCAGGGGGCCGCGTAGTAGCTGTAAATAAAGAGCACGGCGAGCAACTGCTCGAGAGTGGCGACGGCTTTAAAAAGGCACCTAAGGGCTCGCGTGAGGGCGACAGTATCGACGCTAACGGCGAACCAGTCCACGCGCAAAACGAATTAGTACCCCGTGGCTCGAGCGAGGAGGACGCTAAAAAAGTGGCCGAATTGCAGGGAACCCCTGAAAATGTACGCCGCCAGGCTGCAGCCGACCCTACTAACGATAATGTAGTTAGTGCCCAGGGCCAGGAAAACATGGACACCGACAAAAACGCCAGCGACCCAGGCGCAGGCGGTGTAGGCGATAGCAACACCGACAACGGCGACCACCCTAACACTACTGGCCAACCTAATAGCACCGCTGCAGACGAGGCCGTAGTAAATGGCCAAGCCAGCACTGGCGACGCTAACGAAAACAAGGCAGGCCGCTTTTTCGGACGCGGTAAAAAGAAATAGCCGTGGCTGATCGCAGCAAAACTACCATGGTAATTAAGGAGCTCGTAGTGCCTGAGGGCACCGAGGACCTAGTAATTAACGTGGAGGCCAAGCGCGGCGATCATACCTATAAATTGCCCTACCATATTAAGGCGGCGAACGTGGCCAAATTTGACCGCGACGCACTTATGGCTCGAGTATTCGAGGACGTAGACGCTTTAGTAGAGCAGGACAATAAAAAGGCTGCCGTAGTATCGAGGCTCGAGGGCCTGGTGGGCAAAACAATTAAGCTAGACTAATAGGCACCTGTTTACCTAGCAAGCAGCACCCGCAAATAGGGTGCTGTTTTTATTGCGCTAGTGCTACAATAATGATATGGAAACAGCACGCGGCTATTTAAGTAAAACAGAACTAGGTACACTTGCCCCAGGCATTACTGGGACCGACGCAGAAAAGCTAGCACTTATTGAACGTGCCGAGGCACTGATCGACAGCTATATAGGCCGCCAGGACCAAGCTGTGCGCGAATTACGAGGCTTAGCCCGTGCAGGTGGCGCAAGTACCCTGCAGCTCGCAGCAGACGACACGCAGGCCGCTAATGGCGTAAATTACCTAAAGGGCTGCACGATCGAGATTTTAGACGGTACAGGCGCAGGCCAGAGCAAGCGAATTGCTAGCCAGGCGATCGACGGCACCGTAACTACTGAGAGTGCCTGGACCACCGCGCCAGACGCTACCAGCTACTACCGCGTATACCAGGTGGGCAAATTACCCCGCCGTGCTACTGATCTTAAAAATGATACCGTGAGTGGAGTAAATACCTACTTTAGAGTTATACCCTACGTGGTAAAGCAGGCAGTGGCAGCCCAGGCCGAATATATCCAGCAAATGGGCGAGGCTTATTTTACTGGCGGCGACAGCAATATGCAGAGCGAGAGCAGCGACGGCTATAGCTACACTAGAGGGGAGAACGGCACGAACGGCAAGGGGCTTATAGCGCCTGCGGTCCGCAGCCTGCTAGCTGGGAGCGGTATTATAAACCGCACTGGCGGCGGTATTATCGTGCCTAATTCGATTTTATGAGCTACCTAAGCACCCTGCAGCAAACGGCCACCTTAGAGCCTATTACAGGTACTGACGACTACAGTAAGCCGACTTTTGGCGCTGCTGTTACTATTAAGTGCCGCGTGGTCCTAAAGGGCGTTACTAAATTCGCCAGTATGCAGGGCCGAGGGTCCGCTAGCGAGCTTACTACGGTAAATGCAGTGGCTAGGGTCCCAGTAAACACCGTGGCCAGCGTAGGCGATAAATTTACATTTAACGGCGACGTGTATAAGGTAGTAGGCCGACGCGAAACCCCTAACCATAGTGGCCAGGTATTCGCATTAAACCTGGAGCTAGCACTATGGCCGCAGATGTAAAAATAGAGCTCGACGTAAGCGACTTTTTGCGCACGATCGACACGAAACTGCCAGCCTTTATTAAGGCCAGCGAAAAGGCCGAGAACGAAATAGGCGACGAGGTGCTGCGCCTGAGCGGCCACGAGGTCCCTAAGGACGAGGGCGTGCTAGAGGGCACGGGCGTATCGGACCGCGACGGCCAGGGTGCCTATGTGGGCTACAATACCCCATACGCAGCCAGGCTGCACGAGCACCCAGAGTACGCTTTTCAAAAAGGCCGTAAAGGTAAATACCTCGAGGACCCTATTAAAGAAAACCTAAAACCACTGGGCGAGCATTACGTAAGCACGGTACAGGAGGCCCTAAAGTGAACATAATAAAAGCCGTTAAAACATTGCTAGTAGACGCTGGCGTTACTACCCCTATTAAAATGGGCAAACAGCCAGACAGCCCCGTAGCAGTTATTACTATCCTGGACACTGGCGGCACCGCGCCAGATATGGAGCTGGGAGTGGTCCACGAGCCTACATTCCAGTTACTTATTAGGGGTGCAGACTATGAGGCCTGCCGAGCGATCGCGGACGAGTGCCGCGCTGCGCTGCACGGTAAAATTGCCGTGGCCGCTGAGGGGGTCCACTTTTTGAATATCGGACTATTAGCAGAGCCTGGCAGCCTGGGCGATAATGAGCGTGGCGAGCACGAATTTAGCGCCAACTTTAAGGCCAAGGCCCGAGAGGCCTAGTATGGCAAAAGTTACCTGGCACGAGAATTTTGACCGCGAATTTGATAAAAAACACCTGCGCGAGTGGCGCTGCAGCAAGTGCCGTAAATTGCTGGCTATGGAGTACGTGCACAGCGGCAATATAGCCATTAAATGCCAGTGCGGCGAGCTTAACAGGCTTATGTTTAAGTCCCTGGCGCATAATGATACAATTACTACAGCAACCCCCGCGGGTGGCAAGCATAATAAAACTAAGTAGGAGGACCATTTTATGGCCGACGCAACAAAAATTGCACTGGGCGTATGTACTGGAACCTTTGACGGCGTAGCGCTCGGACACACCAAGGGTGGTGTAGAGTGTATCTATGAGCCAGTATGGCACGACGTTAAGGTAGACCAATACGGCGACACCATTGTTAAAAAGCGCCTTATGGGCGAGAAATTTACAGCTAAGGTACCACTAGCTGAATATACAGTAGCTAACCTGGGTATTGGTATTCCAGCTGGTAAAGTCGTAGGCACGATTGTAAAGCGCCTCGACGTAGGTAGCAGCGCAGGCAAGTCTAGCGACGACCTTGCAGCAGAGCTGGTATTAACCCCAGTAGACGCTGCAGGTGCTGAGCACACTATCACAGTCTACAAGGCTATGGTAGGCAGCCAGGTAACACTGAGCCACGTAAACGACGGTGAGCGCATTATCGAGTGTACATTCGAGGCTATCATCGACGAGCACAAGGCAGACAACGCACGCCTGTTTAGCATTGGCGACCCAGCTGCAGCCTAATAGCAGCACCAAACTAACTAGAGGGCCAATATAGAGCCCCTGCCCTCTGGGCAAAAAGGAGATAGCGCAATTATGGCAGACACGCCACAAAAAACTATTACAGTAGAGCTTAGCGACGGCAAAACCGTAGAGCTTAGCCTGCTACCACTGAAATACTACGCAGACCTGCTTAAGGCTATTACTGGTAGTATTAAAGACATTTTTGAGAACTGGGACGGCGTAAGCAATGAGGCGATCATTGAACAGCTACCCGAGTTTATTAGTGAACATATGGACGACGCTGCGACGATCGTAAGCGTGGCCACCCGCGGCGAAATATCTAAAAAAGACGTGCTCGAAAAATACGGGCTCGCTGACGCTGTAGAGATCATTACAGGCGCACTGCAGGTAAATGACGTAGAGCGTATTATGGGCTCGCTAAAAAAAGCAGCGGCGGTATTCCGCAAGCCCAGGACGGGCAAGCACAGCCAGGGGAGCAAGGCCTAAGTAAGGCCCAGCTAGACCATTACCGCAAAAATTCCGACCAAATAATAGACGATTGGCTATTTAGTAATGTAGACCTGCTATCGAGCGAGTACGGCTGGCCGCTCGAGCAGGTATATTACCATGTGTACCCTACGGACCTACCGCACTTAAAAAACCGTATAGAAAAGCGCCACAGGGTAAAATTGCGCGAGCAGCTGATCGTGGCATACAATAGCCAGGATAAGGAACTGACGCAAAAATTACTCGACGAGCTGCAGGACCACGACGAGAGCTATGTAAATAGGCCATACAATAAGGCGGCCGTGGAGATGTTTAAAAACCAGGTCCAGCGTAATAGGGCATTTGCAGTAAAAAAGTAACCCGCTAGTGCTACAATTATGGTATGGCAGCATTTGAGCTAGGCAGCATAATTGCCCGAATAAAAGCAGACACAAGCGACTTTAAAAAGGGCATGGACGAGGCCCGCCGCGACGGTGGGCGTTTTAACGGTGCATTAGGTGCTATAGCTACAGGTGCTAAGGTGGTAGCAGGTGCTGCGATCGCGGCAGGCGTGGCGATCGGTGGCATAGGCGTATTTGGCGTACAGTCCGCGGCAGGGCTCGAGAGTACCCACGCCGCATTTACCACAATGCTTAAGGACAGCGAAAAAGCCAGCGCCCTAATGGACGAGCTAAATACATTTGCCGCCCAAACGCCTTTTGAATTCCCCGAGCTCGCAGACGCGGGTAAAAAGCTGCTCGCCTTTGGCGTGGCTAGCAATGACATAGTGCCGCAGCTTACCAAGCTGGGCGATATTGCTAGTGGCCTAGGTATTCCGCTCGGTGAGCTATCCGAGCTTTACGGCAAGGCAAAAGTACAGGGCCGCCTGTACATGGAGGACGTAAACCAGCTAACAGGCCGTGGTATTCCAGTTATACAGGAATTCGCTAAGCAATTTGGTGTTAGTGAGGATAAGGTCCGTGGGCTCGTAGAGGAGGGTAAAATAGGCTTCCCTGAGCTGCAAAAGGCCATAGACGGTATGACAACCAGCGGCGGCCAATTCGAGGGCGGTATGCTGCGCCAGAGCAAGACCTTTAGCGGCATGAT